GCAGATATGGTAGGACAATTACAACTACTGCTTCAGGATTATCAAGAAGAAATGAATAATCGCAATCGCAAAGCATTAGAAGAAATGGAATCAAAATCTAAACAATTTAAGAACATTATTGATATTCAATGAAGTATGATACTCATGGTCAAGCATACACCAACACAAATGAGTTGGCCGATATGCTTTATCAAAATCCCGATTTGATGCTAGAACTATTCTACGTTGAAGATGCCAACTTGTTCAACGTGGCTGTAAACAAAACGTATGCAGATATTCCATCATTGCAACAATGGATACCACGTAACATACCGGTTGAACAATTTGATAACGAAAATCAAAATAACTGGCACATGCCAGACGAATATAAAACATTAGATATAGCCCAACATATCTTGGATTTGTGCAAGACAGCGCCTGAATTGCAACGTGTGGGCGAAGAACTACTATTATACCAGGAACGTGACCTGTTTAACTTGCTACGCTATTTGAAATATTTTGTAGATACCATGCGAGCAAACAAGGTAGTATGGGGATTAGGTCGTGGATCAAGTGTAGCAAGTTATGTATTATACCTATTGGGTGTTCACAAGGTTAATAGCTTATATTACGATCTTCCGATTGAAGAATTTTTAAAGTAAACTACCCAGTTTATAAATAGCATACAAGGAGAATTAAAATGGCAAGAATATATAAAACAGCACGTGGTCAAGCAGTTGATATGGACAAAATTAAATTAACCAACGAAACAGCAATCGCAGTTGGAAACATGAAGGTAAACGCACGTGGTGATTTAATTGGTGCTGGTGGTAAAATTGCCGCTGGACGAAACGCAATTATGGATCAAGTGTATGCGGTACCATCAGCTGGTGCTGGCTATAGTCCAAATGATCCACACGAATATCAAACACAAAAAACAATACTAGAAGCTAGTAATGCACAGCAATTAACAGATTTGGCAAATAACTTAACTGTAACAACTAATGTTCCAGCATCACCAGACAAGCAACCAGCACAACCATCAGCTCGTGGTAGTTTAGCAAATAGTCTGGCGGCTCCTGCAACAGTTACACAAGAACCATTACCGACTCCAAAAGAACAAGCAAAATCAAACGGACCGACAAGAATCTAATTATGTTTAAACCAATCAAAGTAGATAATTTACGAGCACTAAATGATCATGTGCTTGTATCTGATATGAATTTCAAAGAACGTAAACTAAGTAGTGGTATCTATTTGTTAAACGATGATGGACGTGGTGCAGGTATTCGTCCACGTTGGGCACAGGTATACGCTACTGGACCAGAACAAGAAGATATTACCATTGGGCAATGGGTTTTGGTAAGCCACGGACGTTGGACTCGGGGTGTTACTATCGAAGACACAACAGGCGAAGTCACAATTCGCAGAATTGACCCGGCCGACATCTTACTGGTTTCAGAATCTGAGCCAAGTGATGATAGTCTAAGTAGTGCAACTCAAATTGATGCAAAAGACCGTTGGTAAAATGGGATTTAAAAAACCCGATTTAGAAAGTGTTCGGTGGGCTATTCAAAAATCATTGATAGAAATTCACAATGATCGCAATGATGGCTTTACCCAAATGTCTTGTAAAAAAGATTTGTATCTGTTAAAATGTTGGTTAGACGATAGATATATGCATTGCCCAACATTTACCGGGGAAGAACAATGGGATCAGGACAGAATAGTAGAGATACTCAAAAGCGAGTAAGTAGCAAACCACCACGTTGTAGCGTATGCAAGCACACATATACACCTACTTGTGATTTTATGCAAGGCAGGTGTCCGCATCACCCATCAATGATTTCCGTTAAAGAAGTCAAAACACGTTTCAACAATATTATCAAATTTTTCAAAGGCACAAAATGAGTACACCAAATCCAGTAGCACACTTAAAAATTAGTTTAGTTAAAAGCGCATTCCGTATTGTAGCAGGCGGACTTCTGTGTGCCGGACAATTATTTGCTGCAGGCGCATTTTTAATCTTAGCAGAAGTTTTAGGAATTGCAGAAGAACTAGTATGAGGAATCTTAAACTCGTCGACGCAGTTGTCGCCTTACACGATATTGCCCGATTAGTATTAGAAGAAGCCGAAGATCAAGTACTAAGCGATGCACTTAGAAAATGTGCAGAACGGTTACACAAGTACTCGCTTGCCGAAGATAAAGCCAGTAAAATAGCACAAACAATCATACAACAGGTAAAAGAATGAAACAACTTTGGACAGAACAATACAGACCTAAGGTAGTAGGAGATTATGTATTCACCGATCAATCGCAACGAGATCAGGTTGATGCCTGGATCAAAGATGGGGTTATTCCGCATATCTTATTAAGCGGAAGTCCGGGCACAGGCAAGACTACCTTGGCCAAAGTTCTTATTAACGAACTAGGCGTAGAAGATTACGATACCTTGCATATTAATGCATCACGTGATAACGGTGTGGATTTTATTAAAACTCGTGTTGAAGGTTTTGTTAGCACAATGCCATTTGGTAAGTTTAAAGTAGTCTTGTTAGACGAAGCGGATTACCTAACACACAATGCTCAAGCCATCATGCGTGGCCTAATGGAAACGTATCAAGAGTCGGCACGTTTTATTCTTACTTGCAACATGCCACATAAGATTATCCCAGCACTACACAGTCGTTGTCAAGGTTTTCATATTGATAAAAGTGATGTAACAGAATTTACAGCACGTGCAGCAACTATTTTAGTAACAGAAAATATTGAATTTGATCTAGATACTCTAGACAGTTATGTCAAGGCAACATATCCAGATCTACGTAAATGTCTAAACTTGCTACAGCCCAATTCAAGCTCTGGTAAGTTAAATACTCCAGGCGAAAATGATCGTGGTGTTAAGGATTGGAAACTAGATGCAGTAGCTCTATTTAAAGCAGGCAAGATCGTAGATGCACGTAAGGTTATTTGTGCTCAAGCAACCATTGAGGACATGGATGATATGTTCCGTTGGATGTACGATAACTTAGACTTATGGTCAAAAACTCAAGAAGGGCAAGACGCAGCAATTTTAGCAATTCGCAAAGGTCTTGTAAACGTACCACTAGTAGCAGATCAAGAAATTAACCTATCAGCAACCTTAATCGAACTTACACAACTATGAAAATTAAAGATATTCACTTACTCGCATTTTATGTACAAAAGCCGCGTGCCGGAGTACAAACACAAATTGCTGGCTGGACAAAGAATCCAGACAATTATCAATACGATGAGCGTATCGAGTTCACCAAAGGGCTCTCTGGCAAAGATCGTCAGTACGCAGGTGTTATTCTAAATCTTAACGAAAAGAAAATTGTATACAACAAGTTTGGCACCACTAAAACATTCGACGAAATGTTCAAATACTTCTTAGAAGGTTATCCACAGTACGTTATTCAAACAATGGCACAGTTGGATATGGCTTACTTAGAACAGTTTATTCCCAAAGAAGAAGCTGTAGAAGAAACTCCAGTAGAAGATGCAGAAACCCCTGCCCAGTAATACTTTTTGTATTTTACCCTGGATTCATTTCTTTCATGAGCCCAGTGGTGAAATACGTGCTTGCTGTTCTGCCAATCCCGGTGACGGAAAATTTGGTAACATAAAGGACTTTGAGTCAGCAGAAGATATAATGAATTCTGATTCTATGAAAAAGGTCAGAACGGATATGTTGGCAGGCAAGAAGAACTCTGCCTGTAGCCAATGCTATCGCGAAGAACAACACGGACTTGCTAGTTTTCGTGAAAATAAGAATCTAGATATCAAAAACTTCAACATCAATGTTGACACACTATTAGCAAATACTGAAACTGATGGCAAGTTGCATAATTTTAAAATGCAGTATTGGGATGCCAGATTTAGCAACATCTGTAATTTTAAATGTCGCATGTGCGGCCCTGCTTATAGTCATTCCTGGGCAGAAGAAGCCTATCGTGGAACCGGGCGCAAGGACTACGTAATACAAGCACATGATACAGATGAATGGGAAGATATTATTGCCAAGTATGGCGATTTATCTGAACTGAAGGAAGTATACTTTGCTGGTGGTGAAGCACTATATCAAAAAGAACACTGGTCAATGTTGGATCACTTAGATCAATTAGGCCTACACAATATACGTATTACCTACACAACAAATTTAAGTAAATTAAATTTTGGCAAGAAGCAATTAGAAGATTACCTAAAACGATTTACTAATGTGTTGTTTATTGTGAGCCTTGATGCCACAGGCCCGTTATTAGAATATGTTCGATCTGGTGCCAATTGGGCAACTACACAAACTAATATTAAAACGGTATTAGCATATCCTGCCGCAAAATTAAAATTCAATGTAGTGATTACAGTATATAATATCTTGCATCTAACAGAAGTATTTGATTTTGCCATTGACAATACTACAAACTTTGCTGGAACAGATCTTACCATAGCGCATGGTCCAGCAGATCAAAATATTACTAATTTACCTATAGAATTAAAAGATTTAGCAAGAGATCGTTTGGTGTCTAGTAGCAAGTACCAAGTTCTTAAAAATAAAATTGATGCTGTAATTACATATATGTACCAAGCACCGGAATCGTCTTGGTCTGCGGTAATTGAAACTACGCAACGTCTCGATCAAGTACGTAACGAAAATGTATTAGATGTAGTACCCGAATTTGCACCGTATTGGAAATAATATGAAAAGACATCGACTAAGTGACGCAGGAGCCCGCGGATGGTTTATTGGTAACTTTCCCGGAGCAGTAGTGCGAACCGAAGACTTTGAAGTTTGCTTTCAAACTAATTTAGCAGGAACTAGTTATCCCAAACACTATCATGCAGTGATTACAGAGATACAATTGATTACCCGTGGTTGTATGATTCTAAACGGAGAAGAATTCCGTGCAGGTGATATTTGCATTGTAGAACCCGGCGATGTCAACGAAGCGGTCTATACAGAAGATACAGATACAGTAGCAGTAAAATTCCCAAGTGTGCCCAACGATAAATATCTAGTATGAGCATATTTAACATGTATAAACCTAAGAAGAAACGGGCTGTGGATCCTAATGCTCCACCACGTCCTAACCTACTTAGCCACGAGAAAGTACTCAAGGATACTAAACTGACCCTGGAGTATTTACAGCACGAAAACCAACAATTAAAGCACCGTTTAGAAGCATTAGAGTTTAAAATGCTTACTCAAACCAACTATTTAAACACCTTACATCAGTACGTACACAGCAAGCTCAAATCCAAGTAGTTGACCATTAATTCCCATAATGCTATAATATAGTATGAACTGGAATAATGGACAACTAAATGAAGATTAAATCCTCCCCCACCCTACTAGTGCTTGCTACAGCTATTGCGGCATATGAGCACAATAACCGATCTATTGTACGTAATCCCATCGCAATAAATGGTGTGGATTATCACCCTAATCGTCACCTTATTTCTGAATCTGTGTTGTTTGGCAACACGTTCGGAGGCAAGTTTATTGTCAACGACTTCCATCACAAGCAAGCCGATGGTGTTATACAGTACATTGAACAAAATGTAATCATGCAGAGCCTTAAAGGAAAACCAGATCAGTTCCTGGGCCTACTTAACCAAATCCTGGCCGACAAAGAAGTAGGGCCTAACACATTTGGTCGAATTGCATGGGCACCGCACTTGGTGGACCAGTACCAGCAACGTGATCATGTGCGTGAACTAGGTGCCAGATACGAACGTACAAGTCGTTATACTGGTCGTATCGGTGAAACCATTACTGTCAAGTTTAGCTTGATCGAAAAGCGTTACATCCAATCAACAGATTGCTACGCAGTTTATGGATATACTGAACACGACAATCTAGTATTTTACTGGGCCAAGAACTTAGACAAGGTATGCGAAGTAGGGCAGATACAAGGTCGTGTTAAAGCACACAGGGAAGAAGAGTACCGCAACAATGCCAAGGTTACGGTGTTAAACTATGTTAAGGTCCTGTAATGTCTTATTCGTATAGTGTTCCGTATATATCAAATAATGATATTGATAATATTAACAATATTCGGGCGTGGTTAATACAGAATCTTAAACGTGATAAATGGACTACTTGGACCACACAAAGGTCTAAAATATATGAGTTTATATTTTTTTCTAAGAGGGATTATACTACATTTTTATTGAGGTGTGCATAATGGATCAAACTAAACCAGAACCAATCGGATATACCTTAACACCGTTGTACCCTGCAGAACGCGGACATGTTGTTACACAAGCGTTTATCATGTGCACCTCATGTAATACTGCTATTAGTCCCACTGGTGGTCCACGTTATAATGTTATTTGTACAAAGTGTGTAGAACACTTATTGACTATTGGAAGTTTGAAATGAAAGAGATACACTACAAAGTTCGAAGGAAGGGATCTAATCCCCCCGAGTATAATAAAGGTACTATGTATCGTCAGTGGAGTGAAAAAGGTAAGACCTTTGACACCATTGGTAAGTTGCGTAGTTTCCTAACTCGTTGTATACATGACGATTATATGTTAAAAACTATGCACGAATTTGAAATCATTGAATTAGAAGTGCGTGTACTCAATGTTAAAGAAGTACACGATATTGTTAAACCTGAAAAACTTATAGAATTGTTAAAGGCGTAAATGAAAAATAAAATTATACTAACCGACATCGACGGCGTTTGCCTCGATTGGGAATATGCGTTTGATGTGTATTTGCAACAGCACGGATTTAATAAAATACCCGGCGGTGAATTTAAATACGATATCAGTAAAAGATATGGCATGGATAGAGAGCAGGCAGTTAAACTAATAAGAATTTTTAACGAAAGTGCCCATATTGGTTTTTTACCACCCCTTCGAGATTCTATGTTTTATCTTAAAAGACTACACGAGGAACACGGATATGTTTTTCATGCTATATCAAGTTTAAGTAAAAACGAAAATGCACAAGAATTACGTAGAATGAATCTACGTAAGTTGTTCGGTGAAACAGCATTTGAGAAATTTATATTCCTAGACACCGGAGCAGATAAGGACGAAGCACTTGAACCATATCAAAATAGTGGATATCACTGGATCGAAGATAAAATTACTAATTGTGAAGTTGGTGCAGGGTTAGGGCTCAAAAGTATACTAATGGAGCATGGACATAGCCTCCACTATTACCACCCTGATATTAAAGTGGTAAAATCTTGGAAGGATGTTTATAAATTAGTTACTGGAGAGCAGGATTAAGTTTACAATTATCGTTATGCCAGCGAACTAAGTGGCTTGGTTGAAACATACCACTGCAATGTATACATTGAAACTTTTCTCTATTTTTTGCTTTTTCTCTAAGAACTGATCGGTACTCCATTGAAGATCTAACATCAGTTTGCTTTTTAACATATTCTGGATCTTCCCATAGTGCTTTAACAGAATTAGCAATATTGTCTATTATTTCTTTACCGGTGTCATTGTTATATCGGGTTTGTCTTTCTAATACCATTGCATTATATTGCTCTGGGTCTTCCCATCGTGCTAAAGCACTTTTACTCTGAAGATAGCGAGATTGCTCTGTTGAATTATAACTTCTGCCAGTACCACCAGTACGTAAATTATAGCAAAGCGGATTAGATAAATTTTCGCTAATGACCAACACTTCTTTCTGATACGCCGAATATTCGTCGCTAAATTCAAAAAGTGTTTCGCGGATAAAATTATCTTTTCCGTATTTTTTAATTGCTTTTTTTAATAATGACCCGGACCCGTAATAGCCATCAAACGAATCAGTAGATTGATTATGTTTACCAATGTAAAATTTACCATTGACTAAATTTGTGGTTTTATATATAATAAATATCATTGCTGATAGTTCCTTTTCAACTATTAGAGCAGGTGGATGTTGACGCATCGCGACCTGCACTATTATTTATGCTATAAGATCAAACCTCCTTGTAAATCTTAAGTATTTCAAGCACAGCAGGGTGGCGTTGTATATCTCGGTGATCGAATTCTACACCGGACACATATTTACAGTTCTTGTATGAATCTACTAGACGCTGAAAATCAAGCAATCCGTTATTATCGTCACTGCGGTCAGCTTGTCTTGTGTCACCTGTTACAATCATCTTACTACCTTCACCTAATCGTGTGAGTAACATTTTCATTTGTGATGGTGTCGCGTTTTGCATTTCGTCTGCAATAATCCACGAGTCTTTAAATGTTCTTCCTCTCATATATGCTAGGGGAGATATCTCGATTGTACGGTCATCTAGCATCTTGGCGATTTCGGACTGACGGTAGTATTCGCCAATGATATCAAAAATAGGACGGGTCCATGGAGCCATCTTTTCATTTAGGTCGCCGGGTAAGAACCCATGCTCCTCATCATCAACTCCTACTGCTGGTCTGGTGACTACAATACGATCAATTTCGCCGGCTCTATATGCTTTTAGCGCAGCTAGTACTGCCAGCATGGTCTTGCCTGTGCCGGCTGGACCCGTGGCGAATATAATAAGACGCTGTGGGTCAGTTAATAGATCAATATATGTTTCTTGTGTTAGGCTCTTTGGGAGTAATGCTATTGGACGGTGTTGAGCCTTAGGCGGTTGTTCCTTTTGATACAAGTCCAATCGTACTGCGTTATTACTTTTAAAACTGGTGTGATTATTGTTTACTACTTGAGCATCTGCTCTTTTGTGTTGACGTTTAGACAATATGTCCTCCTGGGTAAACGTTGGTTGTATTACTGCTCGAACTACACAAATATTTAGGTGACTTAGCTCATAACATAAACGGCATGTTTATCTTTTTAAATCTGTCATAAGTATTAAGCTGTCAGCAAACTTCCCGGTTGACTATCTCCCCAAACTTCAAGTATAATTAAAAATGACAAATAAATTTGCCGATCTAGCAATCTATCAGAATTCCAATTTGGGCTACTACACCGTCGGTGATCAAACATTTTACAGTAAGCCGCAGGCACTTGTACAAGCAACTAAGACCGGGCATTTCCCAGAGTGGAATTTTAGTAACGAAATATTTGGTAAACAGATATGGACTCAGGAGCCAGAAACTCCGTTAAGAGAACTATACCGTATACGTGCTCAACAGCTCAGAGAAAAATACGATTACATCAGACTTGAATTTAGTGGTGGTGGCGATAGTGCCATGGCACTTTATAGTTTTGTAACAAACAAGATACACATCGACGAAGTTACATTCCGCTACCCCAAGCAAGGCGAGAAGAACGTTACCGACGATCCGTTCAATTATAAACCCGAAAATACATTAAGCGAATATAAATTTGCTGCACAGCCTGTACTACAATGGCTGGCTGTACACGCTCCCAAGACAAAGATAGTTATGCACGACTATACCGAAAACATGGTAACAGCAGATTATGATGAAACTTGGGTATTTAAGAGCAAAGACTACTTCCAACCCGGTCACGCATTTAAGCATGATCCACTGGGCTATGAAGAACATAAAAATCAAGCCGACACAGGTAAAAGTATCTGCATACTGTACGGAGTAGATAAGCCCAAGGTCTGTATTAAAGATAAAAAATGGTATTTGTACTTTATGGACGTAATGGCTAACCACAGCGTTAGTACTTTCAAAGAATATTCTAACTTAAATATTGAATATTTTTATTGGACTCCAGACTTGCCAGATCTTATACATAAGCAAGCGTACCTTATTATGAATTGGTTTAATCTTCCTGCAAATCAACACGCACAGTATCTATGTCGTTGGCCCAATTACAGCTATACTCAACGAACAGCGTACGAGCATTTAGTCAAGCCCTTAATATACCCAGATTATGATCCAACAACCTTCCAGACCAATAAACCTAGCAATAGTTTTTATAACGAAATGGACCACTGGTTTTACACCAACTTTAAAGATACTCCGCAGTACCAGCTATGGAAAGCAGGCCTGGGATTGCTAGTAGATCAAATTGATCCCAAATTCTTTAACTACGAAATGAAAAAACCTGTGGGATTCGTAGGATTCCTAAGTCCATTTTATTATCTCGGCGAAGCAAATTTCGTTGATTCTGGAATCAATATTCATAATAGATTTTAGATACAGATAAATAATATTAGCAACGCCAATGGTTATTGACGTCGGAATTATACAGGACGCCTAGAGTTTATCTCTTTTACTAACTCAGTTAGAACGCCCGCCCGTAAGCATATACATGCAAGCTATTAACTTTCATATCTAAGGAAAAATACAATGAAACCAAAATTAGTACGCTGGGTTTTAGCCCACGAACCTATTGAAATCTTTATTCGTGCTGCAGAACGCTTCGCTGAAATTATTGAAGAACGTGCTCCGGGTCGTTTACAAATCGAAATCTTAACACTAAGCGAATACGCTAAAAAGTATCACAGTGATGTTACTGCCGGTACTGCTAACAGAATTACAAAACATGACCTACTAGGGTTAATGGCAGAAGACAAAATTGAAATGAGTCAAATGTACACTTATGTACTAAGCAAATTCAATAAAGATTTACATGCATTAGATCTACCATTCCTATTTGAAGATCACGAACATGCTGCTCGTGTATTTGAAGGTCCAATTGGACAAGAACTTCTAAACGGTTACAGTAAAAATAATAGTAAAATCCAAGGTATGGCATTTACATACTCCGGCGGTTTTATGAACGTTCCAGTAAACAAACCAATCAACAGTTTGTCAGACTTAGCTGGTGCAAAAGTACGTGTATCTAATAGCCCAGTTGCTCAAGACACATGGACAGCACTAGGTGCTCAGCCAATTGTCATGGATATCGAAGACTTAACCGCAGGTATCCGTGCCGGTGATGTTGATGCTGGCGAAAGTTCATGGCCACGTGTTTACCCATGCGAACAGAACACAGTATCTAAAGCAATTTTAAATAGCGAACACCGTTTACTATTAACAAACATTATCATCAACAGTGATTTCTTGGCTACATTAGATCAAGACTTACAAGATATTATGTTTGAAGCTGCTGTTGAAGCTGCACGTTTTGAGCGTGATATTAGTGTTGGTGATGTTGCTCCAACTACAGCTCGTGCAACCGCAGATGGTATTGATGTTGTACAGTTATCTGCAGAAGATAAAGCAAAATTCCGCGAAGCTTCGGCAGGTGTATACGCAAAGTACCAAGATTACTTTACTCCAGGTTTAGTAAACAGTATTAAAAACTCTTAATAAGAATTGGGCAACTTCGGTTGCCCATCTTATATCTCCGTAGTATAATAATATATTCAATCAAGGACCTATCATGTCAAGAATTTTGGCAATTATGTTTGCCGTATTAACCTTTGCATTGCCGGTACACGCAAAAGAAACAGTAACAATCGTTTATTCATTTAGCCCGGCAGACTCAATGGCCAATTACGGCAGGACCATGGCCGATGAAGCAAACAAAGCGCAAAACAAATATAACTTTGTATTTGATACCAAGCCCGGGGCCGGTAGTACTATTGCTGCAAATTATGTATTAAATAATTCCAATACTATATTACTTTCATCTGCGGCTTTCTTTTTAAGACCAAATCTTTATCCCAAAGATAGTCATGATTTAAGCAAGTTTAAAATTCTATTGCCTGTGTGCTCTGCGCCAATGGCAATCGGTGCTACCAAGTATAAAACATGGAAAGATATACCCAAGGATGGGCGTCTTACTATTGGTACCAGTGGACTTGGTGTTGTTAGTCACTTAACTGCATTGCAGGTAGCTACAAAATATCCAAACACCGTATCGGTTCCTTTTAAATCAACAACAGACTCTGGCGTAGCATTAGTCAGTAATACAGTCGATTTACATGTTAGTTTCTTAGGCGAAATGGAAGATCTTAATAGCAGTAAACACCCAGTGTATGTACTAGGATCAACTGGGTCAAAGGTAGTAAACGGTCACCCAACCTTGGTTAGTCAAGGGTTTCCGCAGGCCTTGGCCGATATGAATAATCCGCATCATTTGTCAATTCCTGCAACTATTCCCAACGAAAAAGCCAGAGAATGGCGAGATATACTAGTAGTGGCTGCAAAACAGCCCAGTGTACGGGCCGCGTATGCAGTTGATCATTGCGAAAGTTTAGATCAAATGCCAGTAGACCAGGCACAGGCATGGTGGAATTATGAAATAGAGTTGTGGCGCAAATTAGGGACTGGTGTTAAACTAGATTAATCGTCCCGAATTTGGATAAATAAGTGTACTATGCCGGCAAATATTAAAGACCTATTAAACAACACTAAAGACATATTCATGACTGATTCAGCAGTGGGAACACTTCTGGACTTTGAGCGTGTACTTGACGAATTAGATTTGTATGCTTTTGAAAACTGGAAACAAGGTGAACTTGTTGAAGGTCCTGTTTACGAAAAATACTTTGTAAAATGCACATTTATGTGGCCATACAAAAAGATGCCTAATCCCAAGGGTGCAGTACGCCTAAGTGATTACGACTGCGATGTTGAATTTAAGCAAGATTACTTTGAACATCCAATGAAAGTAAAGAGCCCTAGTGACTTTAAGCCCGGTACAAAAGTTCCACGTTTAATTAAAAGTCCTGTATGGTTAGTTACTATTGTTATGCCTAAGAAACTAATGCAAGACATTGAGCAAGGTGCACTAGAATTAGAATCAGGCACAGTTGATATGGGTGAAATTGATTCTGCATACGAAACAGGCGCAGACAACGAAGCAGTTGATCAAACTGCAAACATCGAAGATCAAGGACAAGGAGCTCCTAATGCGTAATCTATTTGAAGGCTTAGAGCAAGGTGACCTAGCACGTTTAATTCACCCAGAATTACACGTTGATGAATTTAAAAGCAAACTTGGCGACGACTGTGATGTTATTGTATTAAGTTTTAAAGTTGATGGTAAAGAGCCAGCAAATGATCTAGTTAGCTTTATTGAAAAAGGTTACGAGTGGGTCATTGATGCAGATATCAGTTCCGGCGAAATGGATGACGGTAGTTATCTTGTGTTTGTTGAACTTGACCGCAAAGAAACTGCACCAGAAGATATCATGAGTTTAATGGATGACTTATTAAACTTAACCAAACAAGATGTTGAAGACTGGCGTGTTCGTTATTTTAAAGCACATAAAGAAACAACATTAAGTCTAGAAGCACTACACGATCTAATCCCGCTGAGTCCAGAAGCATACGAACGAGCATACGGTCAAGAAGATATCGACGCACTAAAGACTGCCGCAGGTGTTAAAGTAACTACCAAAGCACCCAAGAACGATTACACAGAATCTTTAAGAAACTTAGCCGGTATTATTCGTTAATTTCCAATGCTTGACCTAATCACTATTGTATTTCGAGAAGAGTTACCTCTCCTGGAGATACAAGCAGAATCCATTAATCAATATTTTAATCCCAGTGACATTAATTCTATTACTGTTGTTGTCAATGACACTGACGATGTAGCAGAGTTAATTGATACAGCATGGTGGAAACAGTATCAACACCTGGTACAAATAAAATGCTATAGTAAATGGAATTACACTTCGCGTATCAATGGATGGGAAAATCAACAGTTATTAAAACTGCTTGCTGCTGGCGAATCTACCAGCAAATGGAGTATGGTCTTAGATGCCAAGACTTGGTTTGTACAATCAATTGCAATGGATAAGTTGTTCGGCAATAATGACTTGCCTAATACTGGAGCATTTCCGGGGCCAGCAAGTTGGTTTGTTGAAGCTAGAAAGTTTGTCGAAGATCGCTACAACATTAAACTACCCTTAATCATTGGACCATATGGTGTTCCGTTCATGTTTCATACTGACACAGCCAGAGACTTAGTTAATAGCGAAGAAGATTTCATTGAGTTTTTTCAAACCAATGTGAGATTTCCAAATTTAGTAACAGAGTTCTTTTTATACTCGGGATTTGTTAAATCAAAGTTTGGGGAGATTGATGCATTATACAATACTGAATATTCGTATTTGCAAGTAGTAAATCTAACAGAGTTTGAAGTAGATAATTTTGATAGTTTTATGACCCGCAGTGGTTTAGCAAAAACAATTACCACATCTCTTCACCGTAAAACATACGCAAAATTAACACAAGAGCAGATATTAACTTGGGTTTTATTCTTAGAACAACGTAAATTAATCTGTAATATTTCAAATACCATAGATCTGCTAAATACTTACATCAAGTAAGGAGTGGCCAAATGGGCTTTCAATTTAATTTTACACAAGATCAGTTACAGCAATTTTTACCCAACAACGAGCATGTACCGCATTGGTTTGAAGCCCTTGCTAAAGTACTGCCCGATTACGATCTTACTACTGTTCCACGTGTAGCTAGTTTCCTAGGTGAGACCTTTGTAGAATCTGCAGGATATACTGCAATTCAGGAAAACTTAAACTATCGTCCAGAAACGCTGATGCGTGTATTCCCTAGTCATTTCCCAGGCGGATTGTCTGAAGCAACTCAGTATTGCAGTCAACCAAACAAACAAGAAGCTATTGCCAATCGTGTTTATGCTAATCGTATGGGCAATGGTCCAGAAGAATCAGGCGATGGTTGGCGTTTTTGTGGTCGTGGCCTGATCCAATTGACAGGACGTAGTAACTATACTAAATTTGCTGAAAGTTTAAGCATGAACGTAGATGATGTTCCTGACTTCTTGCAAACATTTGAAGGTTGTGTGCAATCAGCCTGCTGGTTCTGGGAAGCAAATAACTTAAATCAATACGCTGATCAAAATGCAATTGATCACGAGTCACGTATTGTCAACGGCGGTACACTAGGATTACAGGAGCGCCGTGCAGCATATGAACGTGCTACACAGATTCTACAATCATAATGTTTGAATTTATAGTCAATCACTTTCTAGGGCACATTCCAACGTGGATTTGGCCCTTTGTGGCTGGTACCGGATTTGCAACCTTTATCATTGCAGGTATTGCTCAGCATATTCCGCAAGTATCACTATATGCAAAAATAGCTCGTCCTGTTTCTGTTGTTGTGATGATTGTAGGTGTATTCTTTTACGGCGGTGCCGGTGTTATTGCTATTCAACAACAAGAACTATTAGAAGCACAACAAAAGGTAGCACTAGCAGAACAAGCGTCAGCTGATGCCACTAAACAACTAGCAGATAATTTAGCTAGCCAGGAGCATTTGGTCAATGGCCGCGGTTACGGTGTTAAACAAATTATCATAAAAGATAAAGATAAGATCAATGCTGACTGTAGTAAGATCAATGACGACGCATGGGAAGATTATAATCGTGCTGTTAAGAATTCAGGTAGTAAATTATTGCCTCCTGTACCGGTGACTAGCAAATGAAAAGATTAATTATTATTTCGTTATTCTTATTGAGTGCGTGTGCAGGCAATAAGCCACCTGTAATCCCAAATTGGCCCACTGTACTAGCAGACTTGCAACAACCTGCTAGTGATTTAACTCCACTAGCACCAGAGCAACGTAACCTGAGTGATTTGATTGAAAACTCAAACGAAAATTATACACAGTATTATATACTAAAAGAAAAATACGAAGGTTGGCAAAATTGGTATAATACGCAACAGAAAATATGGCAAGGCCTACAATGAAAAGATTAATTGTATTGTTGTTGCCTATATTGACTAGTTGTGCTGTTTATGATGCAGTTACAATGACCAAGTACGATCCTAACGAATATTTGTTAATATCAGAAATTCGCATAGATGCTAGACACTATGCAACCTCATGTAATAATCCCGTTATGAGTCAGCCTAATGCCGTGGCAATGGCCCGCAAGACTGAGTTGTTTGAAGCCTACAGTGAGAACTTACCAAGCAACGGCGATGGAGTTAAAGCTGCTAAATCCCTTAATGAAATAGCACAAGGGTTAGTTACACAGTACAACACAGGTACACCAGTAAGTCCGTTTTTCTGTAAGTTAAAGTTTGAAGGTATTGAGCATAGTGCCAATACTATACAGCATGTTTTAGGGAATAGACCGAGATGACATTAGATGATATTAACCAACAATTAGCCGCACTTGTAAATAGCGGTGATCCTACGTTTGCTGATGCTGCAAATTATGTAGCACAAGCGGTACAAGCGGTACACGCAGGACAATTAAGTCCTCAAGAGCTAGCGGAAACGCTAAAAGATGTGCAACGCCAATTGGATATTATCCAGGATATGAGCCAGTTGCAATACAAAGAAACATTAAACACCTGCATTAACGGTCTGATTATGATCGCTGGTGCAGTAATATAAAAGGAGAATCAAATGGGTTTATTTACAAGTACAGAAAAAAAGATCGCTAGTGCAATTACAGGTGCATTTAATAAAGTTGAAAGCGAGATTCAACAAATTGAACAAGTTATATTAGGCGACGTCAAAGGTGCATTTGAAAAAGCACACAACGATGCAGTTGCCGCCAATAAAGAAGTTACAGAACTTAAAGCTCAATTGCAAGACGCATTAGGTCGTGCCGCAAAGTTACATCAGTTGGCCATTGATGCTGCTGCTTCTGCTCAAGCTTCGGCCGAAGCCGAGGTTGCTAGATTTAAATCATTGGTAGTTGCTCATACAGCAGATTTAGCTACCCAGGCTAGTCAGATTATTGCTCCAGCGACTGCACCAGCGGTTGAAGTTCCCGCTACACCAGCACAGTAATCAAATTGTAATATTTGAATCCACAGTAAAACATAAATAGTGTTATACTATGGATTTTCAATGACAACAAAGATTTTATTCATTCTCAAGAGACGAGAAGATTACAACCCTTTCAAACATTCCCCCTTAGGCCTATCAACTGGCCTGTTTAACTCTGCCAGCTTTATGGTCGAAATGCTTACCAAGTCAGGCATTGACGCAGAAATTGAAGTTGCGGTAGACAATAACTGTATTGACAGACTTGTAAACAAACATAAACCCACACATGTTATCATTGAAGCACTATGGGTAGTTCCTAGTAAGTTTAGTGTGCTAACAAAATTGCATCCTAATATCCGCTGGATTATTCGCTTGCACAGTGAAATGCCATTTATGGCCGGCGAGGGAATGGCAATGGATTGGGTTGGTGAATATATTAACTTCCCGACTATTGACATTGGTGTTAATGCTCCACGTATGTTGCACGAAATACAAACATACCTGGCAGTTAAGAAATCCTGGAGTAGTAAACAGGTTGCAGAACGTGTATTCTACCTGCCTAATTACTATCCGCAACAATACAAACAAAAAGAATTTAATCGTGACAAGTACTGGGTCGATATTGGTTGCTTTGGTGCAGTACGTCCCTTAAAGAATCATATGTTACAAGCAGTTGCTGCACTTAAATTTGCTCAGCGTATAGACAAGCAATTACGGTTCCACATTAATTCGGGTCGAATTGAAATGAAGGGCGATCCTGTAATGAATAACTTACGTGGATTTTTCCAACATTTAGCAGATGCCGGACATCAACTAATTGGACACGAATGGGCTCCGCGTGACGGATTCCTTGAAACCTGTGCTACCATGGACATTGGTTTGCAATGCAACTTTAGCGAAACATTTAATATTGTTACCGCAGACTTGATTAGCCGGGGTGTTCCTATTGTGGGGAGTAGCGAAATTCCCTGGGCCAGTCAATTCTTTAATGCTCATGCTACAGAAAGCGATGAAATTGCTGATATTTTGTATAGAACCTACAAGTTACCTAAACTGAACGTATGGCGAAACCAGCATAATTTAACTAAATATACAAACAACAGCCAAGCAATTTGGGCTAAACAATTTAAGGATTAACATATGGCACACCGAGTAAGAACACACCACTGGCGTCTAGGACGTTTAGAAGTTAAAGATTCATTTTTTGAATCCGAAATGGAAGCATTAGCATTTGCAGGTAGCATCATTGATGCCGATAGCGTAAAAGTATTTGGACACACAGATCAATTATTGCACGATTTATCTGCTACTTCTGCAGATACATACGCTTAAGGTATATCATGTCACATAAATCACATAAAGTAAGATCACATAGTTGGATTAACGGTATGCTAAGTTTCAGAGATCAGCTGTTTGAAAGTCTCGAAGAAGCATTAGGATTTGCTAGCGAACAAAGCGATGCACATTCTGTTAAAGTATATGATCATCAAGATCAAGTTGTTCAAGAACTTACAAATTCCCCAACGGATACTAGTACATACGCCTAAAAATACGCACTAGCTCCATAAATACACTTATAAAATCAATTATAAGAAGGAGCTAGTGAATGTCTCAATTAAACGACTATAATCATTCATCTGAATCAGAAAAGAAACAGGAAGATTGGATGAACGCCAAATGGCGTCCAATGATGGGTTGGATGTATATGTTTGTGTGTTTATTTGATTTTGTTATGGCTCCAGTTGCATGGACAAGTATTCAAGCATTTTTTCACGGTGGTATCACAACACAATGGCAACCCCTGACCTTACAGGGCGGTGGCTTGTTCCACGTTGCTATGGGTGCTGTTATTGGTATTAGTGCGTACGGTCGTACCAAAGAAAAATTAGAAGGTGTAGCTGGTGGTGGACAACCAATGGGTACACAGTATGTTCCTCCAGGAGGCATGCAAGGTGGTATGGGTGGCATGAATACCGGCATGGGTGGCGGATTTGGCGGACAACAAGGTGGTATGGGTGGCATGAATACCGGCATGGGTGGCGGATTTGGCGGACAACAAGGTGGCGGATTTGGCGGGGCTCCAGCAGGTGGCTTCGGGGGAGCAAGTAATGGCGGTTTCAACAACTCATCATCAGGCGGGGCTCCAGCATTTGGCCAACCGCAGTCAGGAAGTTTCGGGGGTAGTACTGCAGGCGGATTCGGGGCTACTACGCCAAGCATGGGAGCGCCAGCAGCAGGCGGATTTGGAGCGCCAGCAGGTTCAACACCGGCGTTAAATGCAAACGGACAAAAAATTGTTCCAGCGTTAACTCAACCAATGTTATAAGGAAAACATAATGAAAAAACTATTAGCTGTATTAT